CGATAATCAGACTGAAATAATTTTAAAACATGAAGTTACAATCGACAAGTATATGGGTGATTGTATTATGGCATTCTGGAATGCACCATTAGATGTAGGAGAACAAGAACGTAAAGCAACAGAGTGTGCCATCGAAATGAGAGTAGCACTAGGAGAATTAAATGAAACACTTAGACAGGAGGGTCTTGATCAAATTAACACAGGAGCTGGCATCAATACGGGAGACTGTGTGGTGGGGAACTTTGGCTCTAGTACTCGCTTTGACTATTCCGTTCTTGGTGATGCTGTTAATCTTGCTGCACGCTTAGAATCTTCCTGTAAGAACTATGATGCAGATCTTATCATATCCGAATACAGTTTAGTTGACGGATTTGATTATAAATTTTTAGATGAAGTAACAGTAAAAGGCAAGACGGAACCAGTTAAAATATATACCATCGAAAAATAGTACTTGACTTCCAGTTCTATTTTTGATATAATTTTACTAAGAACAAAAAGTTCAAAAGATTTTTAAGGAATAAATATGGATGCAAACGAGGTGGCCGCAGAATTAGCGAAACATGAGGCTGTCTGTGCCGAACGGTGGAAGACTTGCTTTAACAAGTTTGACGACATGGAAAGTCAAGTCAATAGAATAGAAACAATACTAATTACTATTGCTGGCACTATTATAGTTGCTGGCGGAAGCATCATATGGACTATGCTCTCAATGCATAGTTAGGAGAAAACATGGAAAAAGAATATAAAACAAAAGATTTGAAATCCGAAACCGTAGTTAAAGAAGAAAAGGTAGTTAAAAAAGAAAAACTTAATTTACCTATCTACGAAAAAAGAGGTAGATGGTGTTTCAAATTAAAAGGGAGCTTGTATAAGTTTCCTTCTAAAGAACTAGCTACAGAAAAGTACTTAGAACTTAAATAATGGATGCATTAAATATTTGGGATAATTTATCCTATATAGATGGAATAGCATTTACTTTTTGGTTAGGAGTACTATACTATGGCAAATGTTGGATAGATAATAAATTTAAGGACTAATATGACAAACAGTATAGAAGATGCTTTAGAAAAAGCAGTAAAGCAAGTGGAAGTTGGAGAGGTAACGGAAGGTAAAGGAGCTGAAGAACCTCAAGAACTTTCTACAAGAGTAAAAATACTACTTGCTAGAAAAAAGAATCAACGAAGAAGAAAAAGACAACACATACCTAAAGCTCTTAGATGAGTAAGAAGACGCCGGAAGAAAGAATGGCGATCTGTAAAAAGTGTCCTCACTTAAAAAAGTGGAAAGTTTGCGAAATATGTAAATGTTTTATGCCCCTCAAAACAAAGATACGATGGGCAGAGTGTCCTTTGGAACCCCCAAAATGGACATAATGGGAGAGAAGCATGCCAAAAGGAAAAGGAACTTATGGATCAAAGGTCGGTAGACCAAAGAAAAAGAAAAAAGGTGGAAAGAAGAAAAAATCAATGGGAGGCTTAACAGCAGCTCAGAAGAAACTACCTAAAGCTTTACAAGCAGCTATCTTGAAAAAGAAAAGAAAGAAAAAGTAACGTGGCAAGAAATAGTTTTAACAACGATAATTTTTTAACTATAGCAAGAAATCTTATAAGGGATACTTCTCATATAAATAAGTTTGGCTATAATGAATCAGTAGGAGCATCTTTTGAACATATTACTGATCTTGGTACAAATGTTTTACCTACAAGTGCTGGTGTTGTGACTTTAGTGTCTGCAGACACAAACGATACTTCGGCAGGAACTGGAGCAAGAACAGTAGAAGTACAAGGTTTAGATGAAAACTATTTGCCATTAACAGAAACCCTTACAATGAATGGAACTACAAATGTAGTTGGTTCAAGTTCTTTTTTAAGAGTTTTTAGAATGAGAGTTCTAACTACAGGAACTGGAGAAATAAATGCAGGAAACATTACAGCTTCAATTGGAGGAAGTAATGTAGCACAAATACTTGCAGATAAAGGACAAACTTTAATGGCAGTATATACAATACCTGCTGGTAAATCAGGATATTTAACAAAATTTCAAGGTTCAATATCTAAAAATCAGGAAGCAGTATTTAAGATAAGAATAAAAGAATTTGGTAATGGATTTAATGTAAAAGGTCAATTTGGAACTTTTTCAAATACAATAACTTATGAGTATCCGATACCTTTACAGTTCAAAGAAAAAACAGATATTCAAATATTGGGTAAAGCGGGAGCAACTTCAGAAATGGGGGCAGTTTTCGATATACTACTAATAGATGGCGCGTAAAAGAAAAACAGTTAAGAAGAAGCCTGTGCCTACAAATCCTAAGCTATATGCTAGGATTAAGGCACAAGCCAAACGCAAATTTAAAGTATACCCCTCGGCGTATGCAAATGGTTGGCTAGTAAAAACTTACAAAGCCAAAGGCGGAAGGTATCGTATGGGTACTGGACGTAAGAGAAGAAAGTAATGGCTAAACCTAGAGGTGGACTAAGCAAATGGTTTAAAGAAAAATGGGTGGATATTGGAAGACCTAAAAAGAAAGGCAGATTCCAACCTTGTGGACGTAAGTCTGCAAAAACATCGAGGCGAGGATACCCTAAATGCGTACCCTTAGCTACAGCAAGAACAATGAGTAAAGCACAAAAAAAGTCTGCGGTACGAAGAAAAAGAGCAAAAGCTCAAGGCGTCGGCGGCAAACCTACTAGAGTGAGGACTTATACAAAAAGAAGGAGAAAATAAATGGAGTGGCTTAAAGTCAAATGGGCTCAATTTATAAACATCGTTTCAGGAAAAGATAAAAACTGGGATGGTTCAGTAGACATCAAAGACAAACTGATGGCAGCTGAAAGAAAAGCTAAAAGCTAAAATACATTAGCTAAGTCAAACAGGACTAGCAATGGAGAAAAAATACCTAATTACCGATATACAAAAAACTTTAGCTCTCTCACAGAGATTAAAGATAGCTGTACTTGAAGAAATAGAATGGGGTAGAACTCTCCAAAAATTATTAAAATTACCGAGAACTAATACTAATACAGTTCTCATTAACAGGCTGATAAGCCAAAGTACTCGATAGAGTAAACAGGAACAGAAAAATGTCAGGATTTTTAGTCGGACCAAGTGTTCACGGCACTTCAAAATTAAGAAAGCATAAGTTAAAAAGAGGACTAACTCGAGACTTAAATGCGGCAGCAGGAGCATATGTAAATACTAAGTCTCCTACAACACAAGCAGGAGGCTTTTACGGAGCAGCTCCTAAAGCAGTTGGACCAAGATTTGGTAAAACAGTAAACCCTAAAAGGGCAAAGTTTGGAAAGAAAACTCCTGGAAAACTATTATCGAGAAGGAGAAGAAGATAATATCTTTAAACAAATAAATAAACTTATGAAGTCAGGAAGACTTGATAAAGTAGTAAAGAAATTTGCTATAAATAAGAAACATGGCACTAACAAAAGCAGAAAAAGCAAGACTCAAAAGAGCTGGGCTATCTAGACTTAATAAACCTAAAAGAACACCTAAACACAGAACAAAGAAAGCTGTAGTAGGAGTCAGAGTTGGCGGAAAAGTAAAAATCATCCGCTTTGGTGCACAAGGCATGGGGCATAACTATAGTCCCGAAGCAAGAAAAAGCTTCAAGGCAAGACACAGAAAGAACATAGCTAAGGGTAAAAGCTCCGCAGCTTATTGGGCAAACAAAGTGTTTTGGGCAGGCAAGGGTGGTTCTAAAAAGATGCCACCTAAGTCTCAAAAATATGTACGAGGAATAAAAAGGAGAAAATAAATGCAAGCTAACGGAACCAAGCTTTGGTTAGATGAAGGAGCAGCGCATGCAACAAAGTTTCTACAAAAATTAATGAATGTAGAACAAAAAAGAGAATTAACAATAGCAGAAGAAAACCTAAAACAAATATCAGCTTCATATTGTTACTTATATGCAAAAATGTTAGAAATCGGAGAACTGGAATCTGACGATAACCATGAAATTTTTCCAGATGAGATACTACATTGATAGAAATTAGCCGTACAGACATAGAAAGTAAATATTTAATGGATATCCCCTCAGAGGATAGATTCGTAAAATTACCTATACAAGGATACCTAGATCTATTAGGTATTGAACCAAATTCATCCCAAACAGCAATTATAAATGCAATAAACAATCCTAAATATCGTTTTGTTTGTGCAGCTGTATCACGTCGTCAAGGAAAAACTTATATTTCTAATATTATAGGACAGTTAGTTTGTTTAGTACCTGAAAGTCATGTACTATTAATGTCACCTAACTATTCCTTATCTCAAATTTCTTTTGACTTACAAAGAAATCTAATAAAACATTTTGATTTAGAAGTTGTAAGAGATAATGCAAAAGATAAAGTTATTGAGCTATCTAACAATTCTACTATAAGAATGGGATCTATCAATCAGGTTGACTCGGTAGTAGGTAGATCATATGACTTAATTATATTTGATGAGGCCGCTCTTACAGATGGTAGAGATGCTTTCAATGTTGCATTACGACCTACACTAGATAAACAAAATTCAAAAGCAATTTTTATATCTACACCAAGGGGTAGAAATAATTATTTTGCTGAGTTTTATTATAGAGGACACAGCGAAGAGTTTCCAGAATGGTGTAGTATAAAAGCTACTTATCACGAAAATCCTCGTGTATCAGAATCTGATATTATAGAAGCAAAAAAGACAATGTCAGCAAGTGAATTTGCTCAGGAATATATGGCAGACTTTAATGTTTATGAAGGTCAAGTATGGGCATTTAATCATGAAACATGTATTGCAGATTTAAAACAATTCGATACTTCTGGAATGGATATTTTTGCAGGACTGGATGTAGGTTACAAAGATCCTACAGCTTTTTGCGTATTCGCATACGACTGGGATGCAAAAAAGTATTATATTCTAGATGAGTATATGGACTCAGAACGAACAACAGAACAGCATGCTGCAGAGATACGAAAATTAATTTACAAATGGGATATTGATTATATTTACATTGACTCGGCAGCTCAGCAGACTAGATATGACTTCGCACAAAACTATGATATTTCTACTATTAATGCTAAAAAATCAGTACTCGATGGTATTGGTCATGTTGCTGGAATAGTAGACAATGATGATCTTATTGTACATCAAGAGTGTAAAGAATCTCTTTCTTCTTTAGACCAGTATCAATGGGATCCTAACCCTAATTTAATGAAAGAGAAACCTAAACATAATATGGCATCGCATATGGCCGATGCTATGAGATATGCCTTATACACATTCGAAACTTCAATCACCACTTTCTGATGATACCTGTTGAAAAACAGTTCTTGACACTTGATGTGTATTTTTGGTATAATTCTAATTAAGAGTAAAAAATGAATTTAAAAAGAGATTTAGTTAAATACATTAGAGATAAAGCAAAATCACAATATAAAAAATCACTGAACTGTTATATTTGTAATAGTACTAGTGACTTAGATTTTCATCATTATTACGGACTTACCGAACTACTAGAAACTTGGATAAAAAAGAAAAAATTAATTATTAATAACGAGCAAGAAATACTAGAGATTCGTAAAGTCTTTATTGATGAACACTACAAAGAACTTTATGAAGATACAGTAACACTTTGCCACAGTCACCATATGAAACTACATTCAGTGTATGGTAAAAGACCCAAATTGATACACGCAGAGAAACAAAAAAGATGGGTCGAGAAACAGAGAGACAAATATGGCATGGTATGACAGATTTTTAGGGATTGAACGGGAGGAAAAACTTAATCCTTCGCAGTATGTTATTTCTCGTAATGAGGGACTAACTGTTGATTCCAGAGAAATAGTTACAAATTATAGAAATGCTTATGAGCAATTAGAAATTGTAAACAGAGCTGTAAATATGATTGTTGATGATGTTTCTGAAATTCCATTTGCAGTCGGAGAAAAGATAGTAGGTACTAATAACATTCTTAAAAACATTCGTAGATCTAAAGTTGATTTACTATTAAATGTTGAGCCTAATCCTTTTCAGGATATAAGTGCTTTTAAAAGAAACCTAATTATAGATTTACTTATAGATGGAAACATCTTTATTTATTTTGATGGAGCGCACCTATATCACTTACCTGCAGATAAAGTAACTATTTATACAGATGATAGTACTTATGTAGAAAAGTATTCATATGATAATTCAATAGACTATAGTCCAAATGAAATTATACATATTAAAGAAAACAGTTTTAACTCCATATATAGAGGAGTACCAAGATTAAAACCAGCTTTTAGAACTATGAAGCTATTAGCAAGTATGAGAGACTTTCAGGATAACTTCTTTAAAAATGGAGCAGTTCCTGGACTAGTTCTAAAATCACCAAACACTCTTTCTGAAAAAATTAAAGAAAGAATGTTACAAGCATGGGTAGCTAGATATAATCCAAAATCAGGAGGTAGAAGACCTCTATTTTTAGATGGCGGACTTGAAGTTGAAAACCTAACTGAAATTAACTTTAAAGAGTTAGACTTTCAAGAAGGCATCAAGTCAAATGAAAGAATTATATTAGAAGCTATGGGAATACCGCCAATTTTATTAGACGGTGGTAATAATGCAAATATAAGACCTAATCACAGGCTGTATTATCTAGAAACTATACTACCTATAGTAAAGAAACTAGGCTATGCACTAGAAAGATTTTTTGGTTTTTCACTAGCTGAAGATGTAACAGGGATTCCTGCTTTACAACCAGAATTGAGAGATCAAGCAGCATACTATGCTACTCTTGTAAATACAGGTATTTTAAGTGCCAACGAAGCAAGAGAAGCAATAGGAAAAGAACCTGTAGAAGGATTCGACGAGCCAAGAGTACCTGCAAATATAGCAGGCTCTGCAGTTAGTCCTGAACAAGGAGGTAGACCTCAAGAGGCTGCCCCAAGCGAGGAAGAATAATTATGACAAGAAAAATGATGGCACAAGCCTTATCTGACTACTTTAGTAAAAATGGCGGTTCAATGGACTTACTTACATATAAAGCTAAAGGAAATGATGTCCCAGTTAAAGATTATGTTTTGCAAAAGCATTTCGGAAATTGGAGCATGGTTTTAGCAAAAGTAGAGCGTATTGCTCCTTGGACTGTAGAAGTAGTAAAACCCGCTAAGAAAGCACCAGCTAAAAAAGCCCCTGCTAAGAAAAAAGTGGAGAAAAAAGATGTCAAATAAAATTTATCATTGGACTAGCACTTTTAAATCATTAGGCGAATCTGATGATGGCGGTGTAGAAATTAAAGGTTCAGCAAGTACTAGTGGACTTGATAGAGCTGGAGATATTATTGAAAGTGATGCATGGACAAAAGGTGGGTTAGAAAACTTTAAAAATAATCCAATAATTCTATTCAATCACAACTACGACAAACCAATTGGTCGTGCAAAAAATTTACAAGTTACAGACAACGGTTTAGAAATATCTGCAAAGATATCTAAAGCTGCTGGTGATGTAACACAATTAATTAAAGACGGTGTCCTTGGAGCTTTTTCTGTTGGTTTCAAAGTCAAGGACGCTGATTATATGACTGAAACCGATGGATATAAAATAAAGGACGCAGAGCTTTTTGAAGTTTCTGTAGTATCAGTGCCATGCAACCAAGGAGCAACCTTTGGTTTAAGCAAGTCATTCGATAGTATGGAGCAATACAATGAGTATAAGCAAACTTTTTACAAGGCTAACCCAGCAGAATCAGCAGACGCTGTTAATGTTGAGCAGCCAAGACGGGAGGAATCCCATAACATGGAGACAAATATGTCAAACGAAAAACAATCTCCTGAA